CTTTCTCATTCTTGAAGACTTTGGCGTCTATCTTATAGATAGTGTCAAAAGGCTTCTTGCCAAATATCTTTGTAAGATATTTCTTGTGCTTGACATAGAACTTGTCAGAGTTTATGTCTTTGATAAGGTATCCCCAGCTGGATACATTGTCATTCTTAGATTTAAAAATCTTGATTTCAAGAGTTTTAATTTTTTCTTTTTTCATAGCAAATTTATTTTGCGTTTATAAAAGGGTTAGCCTTTTTTTGTTAGCAAAAAAAAGAAAAAGGGCCTAAGCCCTCTTTTACTTTAGTCCTAAAGTTACTTTAGTTCTAAAGTTACTTTTGGAAACTTCTTCATGAGTTTCAAAGCTAGTCTTTGTCTCTCAGGTAGAAGTGCACCATTCTTCTTGTGATTAGCCTTTGCTATTCTCAATGCATTAGATTTATTTTTCATAATGTAAAATTTTGAATTTTCATTAATATAAGGGTTAGGAAAAAAAATGCTGAACTCCGTTAAGGAGCTCAGCTATTTCTTTGGTAGTCACTTCTCTGAAGTGGATGCTAAAGGACATTGCAGGAGGAATCTTATCTATAAGATTCAATGCAACTGCAGCAGCTTGTCTGTTGCTTGCATAAACTTTTGTAGAGAACACAGGCTTGCCTTTGTGATCACAGATGTTTGCGTAGTAAACTCTAATTCTTTTCATAGCTATAAATTTTATATTTATAGTTATAAAAGGGTTAGTCTCTTTAGCTTCATAAGGGGGTACCCCTGATGAAGAAAAGCCCGGGGGCTTTTTAGCATAGGACCCAACAGAATCTCTAACTTACTATTTTTATTTACCCCTAAATTCATTTTGCTTGGGATGTGTCCCCGCAAATTTGTAAATTGTATTCTAATCAAAATGTTTTATTATGGATAAGAAAGAGTTGTTAAAGGAGATAGAGGAGTTGGAGAGTCAGCTTACTGGTGATATGTTTCAGGATATGGAGATAAAGGATAAGATCCATAATCTTCAAATGAAGGTTAATGGTGTTAAACCTACAGATAGTCATATTGATTGTGTAGGGTGTGGAAGTTAATTGTATATTTGTGGTATGGCTTATATAGAAAGTAACTTCTTTCCCATGAAAGTTTTTGTGCGGAATGAGTATATGTATCAAGGTAAGAAAGGGCACGGTGAGTTTAGTCCTGCAGTAATAGTTTCAGTTAGGTGTATGCCAGATAGCAATTTGTTGTTTCAGGTTCTACTTGATAACGGTGTATTGCGTGATAAGCTTCCACCTCATGCTTTGTTGACTAAACCAGAGTTGCCAGAAACTGATTTACCTTTTCATTATTTGCAATTGTGGAATTGTTTCTCTTATAATTTTACTGTTATTAAGTTGGGTTATTTAAGTAGCTCAAGAGTTGATGTTTATATGAAAGATCATAAATGGTATCCGGGGGAATATCATAGTACAATTAATTGGGGGAGTAATGATATGAATTGTGATATCACATTGTCCGAGGATCCTATGGAGCATAAAAGTCATCATATAATATTGTTGGATAATGGACAGATTGCTGTACAGCCTAATAATAGGGTGAGATGGTATGAGCCAAGTTTTGTCACAGAGGAGTTTCCTGAAAGACCAGATTATTTGGTTAATAAGGATGAGTTTAACTCAGAGCTTCATGAAAAGTGGCATACAGAAAATTCTAACAGAATGTTTTATGACAATGAATAAAGTAGAGATTTTTGTTCCAGCGTATAATGGCATGCATATACTGCCTATGTTTTTAGATCATTATCAGGAAAGGTTTCCTGGATGTAGGATAAATATTTTTAATGATAATTCTACTGATGAGACTGGAGACTACTGTAGGAGTAGGGGATGTGAAGTTATAGATTGTGATTTTGAGGAACCTAAAGCTATTTCAGTAAATGATATTAGAAATAACTCTTGGAAAAATTCTGAAGCTGAGTGGATAATAGTTGTTGATCAAGATGAATTGATAAATATTAGTTTAGCGGACTTAGCTTCAATAGAAGATTATGATGTGATAAAGTTTAAAGGTTACAACATGGTAGGAACTGATAGTTCCGATCCTAGAGAGTTTACTTATGGTAGATTACACCCTTGGTATTGTAAGTCTCTTATGTTTAGAAAGTCTATAGGTGAAATTAATTATACACTAGGAGCCCATACAGTAAATCCACCAGGAGAAGTTAGATGGTGCAGATATCATTTTACCATGTTTCATTATCCTAAAAGATTTTACAGCAAAGATCATTTTATTGAGTACTTAGGAGGTCTTCCTCCTGATACTGCAGGTGATATATATGATGGTGAAACAAAAAAGCTGACAAAACTTAAGTAATGAATCCACACAATACAACCAAAGAGTTTGAAAAAATACTTTCAGAATATACAGGGGCTCCTTATGTGATCTGTATAGATAGCTTGAGTAATGCTTTATTTTTAGGGTTAATGTATGAGGGTATTAAAGATATAGAAGTTTCTATACCATCAAGAACATATCCATCAGTTCCTTGTGAGATTATTCATGCTGGTGGAAAAGTAAAGTTTATAGAGGGTGGTTTTCAAGGAGCCTATCAATTGAAACCAACAAAGGTCTGGGACTCTGCACTAAGATTTACTGCAGATATGTATATACCAGGAACACATATGTGTTTATCTTTTACTGGGGCTTATAAACATTTGAAACTATCTAAAGGAGGAGCTATACTTACTGATGATCATGCAGCATATGAGTGGTTTAAAAGAGCTAGGTTTAGTGGAAGAAATGAATGCTCTTACCATGATGATAACTTTGATATGCTAGGCTGGAACTTTTATATGATTCCTGAACTAGCTACTAGAGGCATACAACAAATGGCCCAATTTTATAATCAAGACGGAAGTAAGAAGCAGAACCCAGATATAGAGCTATCTTATCCAGACTTATCAAAATATCCTATTTATGTATTATAATTCTACTGAACTAGAAAGTTTAGGTCTTAAGTCTTATGGTAAAAATGTCCTTATATCTAAGAAGACTAGTATATATAATCCAGGTAATATTGAAATAGGTGATAATGTAAGAATAGATGATTTCTGTATATTATCTGCTGGAACCGGAGGTATTAGTATTGGTTGTTATGTACATATTGCTTGCTACTGTTTGCTTATCGGAGCTGAAAGAATAGTGCTAAAAGACTTTTCTGGCTTATCCTCTAGAGTTTCTATATATTCATCTACAGCTGACTACTCTGGAAACTACTTAACTAATCCAACGGTTCCAGATAAATTTAGAAACACTATATCAAAAGCAGTTACTTTAGATAAGCATGTAGTTATTGGAGCAAGTACTGTAATATTACCAGGAGTCCATCTGCATGAAGGAGTAGCTGCTGGTGCAAATTGTTTGATTACTAAAAGCTTCAAACAGTATTCTATTTTAGTTGGCTCTCCTGCAAAAGTTCTAAAACAAAGATCTGAAAAACTTAAAGATTTAGAAAAAAACATTATATTTGAAGAACTTTAAGTTGTTTAAATTAGGTTAATTGATGCAAAAGGGGGTTTTTAAGTAAGCTCCCTTTTGTGTTTAAAAGAATATTTGTATATTAGCCGAAAACCAACAATTATGAATCATTGGACAGAAACACGCGCCTTTAAAGGTTTGCTTGTGCTCATCACTCTAGCATTTAATATTGGATTTCACATACCTATGGGGGGAATATCTGCTTTTATGCAACTATGGGGAGATGGAGTAGAGTGGTTAGCTATCATTCTGCAGTTGATATTACTGTATGCTTTGTCAGGAAGTTTGTATTTCTTTATTAAGAATGTATGATAGGAGTAGTTCTTATACTGTTTGTCTTTTATGGAATCTTTGAGGGAGCTATGGATGTTCTTCAATTTAAGATTGATGAAAGTATTTTTAAAAAATGCAATCAGCAGTTTTGGAATCCAAAGTTTTCTTGGATGAATAAATGGAAAGATGGTTGTCCCAAGTTCGGACCTAAGTTTCCAGGTAGTACAACAGTATTTGTATTCTTAACAGATGGATGGCACCTTATGAAGTGGTTTAGAAACAGAGCACTAGATATAGCGTTGTTTATAATATTGACTAGAGTCTTTGAGGGGTTCTGGTTAAGTTTTATTATTACTGCTTTGATAGCAATAATAAGATCAACAGCTTTTGAAATATTCTATAGTAAAAACAAATAAAATGATAAAGGAGACAAAAGTACCAAGCTTTGGAGAAGATCTCTTGCAAGTGGACGTAAGCTATCCACCTTCAAATGATGTAGAAAAGATTAAGCATCTATTTGCAGAAGTTGCAGAGATAATGAGAAAAAACTATGAGGATAATAGATCACCTATTAAGAGTTTGTTGTTTGACAATGCAACAAGCCAGATTATTAATGCATCCTCAGCAGTAGAAAAAGTATTAACATATAAACACTATACAGAAAATGGAGAAGGGATTTGAAATGCTTCGCGGAACAAGAGTGCTTCTTAAGGCACCAGAATTAAAAAATACAGGTATTGAACTTACTGAAGAAACAGAAGCTCAATTACGTAATGAGTATGCTAGTAAGCTTGGTGTACTGGAAGTATATGCTGTTGGAACTGCAGTTGAAGATGTTACAGAAGGAGATAATGTTTATGTACATGAGTTTGCACTAAGTAGTGCGGAGAAAGTACGTATTAATGACTCTGTAATGTTTTTAATTAATGAGCGTGATATTGCAATAATCTGGTAATTATGGCTTTTTATAGAAAGAAACCTGTTGTTATCCAAGCTCTTCAGTGGAAGGGTGACAATCTTCAAGAGATGTTTAGCTTTTTAGGTCACAAGGATTCAGAGAATTATTTTGAGCCAAAAGGTACAAGTAATTTTTATGTAAATGAAAAGACTTGGGATTTGATTATTAAGACACTTGAGGGTAATATGATAGCTCCATTAGATTCTTATATAATTAAAGGTGTAGAAGGAGAGTTCTATCCTTGTCAAGAAAAGATATTTGAAAAAACTTATGAGCATGTCACAGACAAATAACATAAGACCTGACCACTATGGCGGAAAAGATTCTACATATGAGGTCTTTAATGTACTTGAAGCATGGGATCTGGACAAAGATTTTTATCTAGGTAACGTAATTAAGTATGTAGCTAGAGCCGGAAAGAAAAATATTTCTACAAAAAAGGAAGATTTACAAAAAGCTTTAGTATATTTGGAACGGAGGATTGATTCTATCTCCACATAAATTCTCAATCTTCTTTGATTTTTTTCATAGTTAAAATCCCTGGGAGTAATCCTGGGGATTTTTTTGTTTTATATAAATCTTTTTCCTATATTATATAGTATAGTATTGTTATTAAAATTATAATCATGAACAAATTTATTCCAAGTTCACCAGACAAGTTTTTGAAAAAAGATGCTGATGCAACATTAGCACGTTTCGGACACCTTAATGAACTAGTAAACAAACTTAATCAAGCTGCAGAAAATGTATATGCTGATAACGCAGCGGCAGTAGCAGGAGGATTAGTACCAGGAGATTTTTATTCTACAGATGGTACTGGAGCTGCACCACTTAATGCAGCAGGTATTGTAATGGTAGTAGTTTAATTTACTTAAGATATGTTAAATAATTTAACTAACTTTTTTAGCATACTTGCTAAGAAGAGATATAAGAGCACGCCTGAAGATACAGATTTAGTAGCTTTAGGAACAAAAGATAGAACCTTTGAAGGAGGTTACAAACCTGTAGCTACACGCTTAGGAGATTTAAAATCTTACTTTGGATCTTGGGATTTATTGCGTACAGCAGTTATTGATCCTCAGACAGGTGATGATACAACAGGTACTATAGGAGATGGTAACTTACCATATAAAACAATTGCTGCTGCTACAACTGCTGGAGCAACAAACTTCTATTTGCTTCCAGGAACTTATACAGAGACAGTTACTGTAGCTTCTAATCATACATATTATTCTGCACAAGGAGTATTATTTACAGATGGAGGTATTACAGCACCTGCAGGAACCGGTCAAATTAGTAACTGGAAATGGTACGGAAATGCTAATTTTGTAGGAGACTTTCCAGTATTCTATTTAATAAATAATGATATTTATTACACCGACTTAGTATTTGAATTTGATACTATTAGAACTACAGGCGGAAATAGTAGGGACCTTTATATTTACGCGTCTGTTGCTCAAAATGATGAATCTACAGTCACTATAATAGGAAATGAAATTGATTCTTATTCTGCTAATGCTAATGTTATAGGACCTTACGGTAATATAAGTGGAACAATCAATATTAGAAAAAAGCTTTCTGGTTTTTATTCTCTTATTGCTTCAAGAGGAACAGGAAAATTAACTATCAACTGTCCTAATATGGTCTTGAAAGATGGAGGTTTTGCCGGGAATGTCGGAGCTTATAAACAGTTGTTTGTCTCTTATGATATTACAGGTTATGAAGATATAACAATTAACGGTAACTTTTATAGTGAAGTAGTTGGTAGTTTAACTAGTATAGCAGGAGTTATTGTTTTTCATTTAGGTGATTCTCCTCCAAGACTTCAATTTAATGGTAGAGCAAAAGCAGATTATTTATTGTTTGGTGTACGTATGGCTACAAGAGGAGGTACAGTAGTAGTTCAGGGAGATATGTATCTTCCAAACGGAAGATTATTTGACCAGAGCCAAACAGAAAATGTTGCATCATTTGAAAATGGAAGATCAACAGTAAGTGTAGGAAGTACAACAGGTGCTGGAACAACTGTATATTTAAAAGACTATGAAATCTTAATGACTGCAAACACTCACATAATTAGCATGGCAGATATTAGTACTGAAATTTATACTAATGATGTAAATGCTCAAGGTGTAGGCGCTAGTGCATCAAGTTATTTTATTAATACAAAAGGTGCACCATTCCAAGCAGGTCTTAAAAATACTTGGTCAACTCAAAATCTTGATCCAGGATTTGTAAACAGCTATGCTTCAGGTTTTGTAAATGAACCTTTATTGCAAGTAAATAAAATTATATAATCATGATAATAGTTAAAACGTTCTATGTAGAAGGTTCTGCAAAAAGTACAAAAGGTATGAAGAACGGATATCCTTTTGATGTAGCTTATGATAGTCTTTCAACTGAAGACAAGACTACATATGATAATTTTTATTCTACATTTTCTACTCAAGTAATAAGTACTATCACAGGATATCCTGAAACAATTGATATCTTAGAATTTACTGGTGTAGAACCAGGAGATGATCCAGAAACATTTGTTTATGAAGATCTTTCCCAAGAAAATAAAGATTTAATTGCTGAATTTGCAGCGCTTATTTAATAAGAATGGGACTAGGAAATAAAAATAGTAAGCACGGTAATAAAGGATCTAATTATAAGTTCCAACTTGCTGTGCTTAAACTTTTAGAAAGAATTAAAAAAGCAGTGTAATGAGCTTAGGTAACGGTAACCCAAAACATGGAGATAAAGGTTCAAACTTTGACTTTGAACATAGAGTATTAAAAGGCATGACTGCTATTGCAGAGGCTATGGAAAATACTCCGCACAATTATGGTCTATTCTCTCAGACTCAAACTAGTACTCCTGTAGCTGCTACAACTACTGAAGGTTCTATAATTGGAACAGGTGTTGGACAGCTTTCAGTTCCAGCTGATGGATTCACTGTTGCTGATTCATTTCATTTAAAAGCAGGTGGTCACATATCTTGTGCTAACGGTGAAGACTTAAGAATTAGAATTAAAACTAATGGTATTGTTTTGGCCGATACAGGTACCATGACTCTTAATGCTACCACTAATGATTTCTGGGAAATTGAGGCTGACTTTGTCATCCGTCAAATTGGTGGTGCAGGAGTTGCACAAATTTTATCTAATGGTCAGTTTGTATATGTAAGAAGTTCAAATCTAAACTATGATGGTTCTGGATTTAACACTCTTGAAACTACAAACTTTGATACAACTGTATCAAATACTCTTGAGATCACAGCGCAATGGGGAAGTAACAATGCTGCTAATACTATTGTGTCAGATGTTTTAACTCTGATAAAAACATTTTAAACTAGTTTAGAAGCAACTAAAATCAAATAATTTTAGTATATTATACTAAAGGGTGATTAAATTTCCTAAAGAGTTATTTAAGCTTCCTTATGCAAGCAACCTTTTATTATATATTATATTATTTGAAATTAAAATGAAAAAAATAGGAGCCCTTATACTTAGCTCATTAGCAATATTTTCTCCAATAGAACTTTCTATTATAGTGCTTATGGGTATGATTTTACTAGATACGTTAGTAAAATTAATCTCACTTAAAAAGTTGGCTAACCGTGAAGAAAGAAAATACTTTGATGTATTCCAATCTAAAATGTTACGTCACGGATATATATACAAATCAGCAGGATACTTTATTTTAGCATTAGCTTTATTTCCAATTGACTACTTTTTCTTAACACCGTTTATTTGTAAAGGAATTACTTATCTAGGTTTAGAAATAAGCTTTATGACAAAAGCTTTATTGACAAATGGTTTATTAATCATCTTTTCACTTATTGAACTTGGATCTATTAATGAGAACTGGGTAGATATTTCAGGAAATAATGTGCTTAAATCAGTTTATGTTACGGTAGCTAAAATTAAAAGAGTTATCGCAGATAATGTAAACTTCTTAAAAGGAATTAAAAAATGAAAGATCTTCTAAAACTTCTGGCTGTAGGGATATCACTAATCTTATTAGTAGCAGTAACTAGCTGTTCTCCACAGAGAAGATTTACTAGATTGGTCACTAAACATCCTGAGCTTATACAGACAGATACAATTACTAGGATAGATACGGTAAAGGTTGTTGTTCCAAAGGTAGAAAAGGATACAGCATTCCTAGAAAAATACTTACGTGATACGGTAGTAATTGAGAAAGAACGGCTGAAAGTAAAGCTTTGGAAAGTTTATGGTACTATAAAAGTAAATGCAGAATGTGCTGCTGATACTATTGAGGTGGTAAGAGAGGTAGAGATTCCTGTACACTACTATGAGAAAGAAAAGTCATTTTGGCAAAAGTTAGGCGAATCAATAAAGAATCTTATGTGGCTGCTAGTTCTCATAGCTGTAGGAATTGTAATATTCCAACTGATAAAAATTAAACCATGGAAAAACTAGACCTAAGTAAAATTGTTCAACATGATTTTACAGAGAAGGACTATAAGAGAGTTGTCTATGACAAGAAGCAGATAGTCTTGCATCATACAGCATCAGGTGATGGTGTAAATGGTGATATCAATTGGTGGCTAAAGGATGGTAAGAGAATTGGAACCTGTATACTTATAGGTAGAGATGGCACAATCCATCAGGCATTCTCATCTAAGTATTGGGCATACCATCTAGGAGAGAATGGTGATGACCACCTTTCTTTAGGATTAAGATATAGAAGAAATGATATGGAGTCTATAGGTATAGAGATAGACTCATGGGGAGGTCTTAAGAAGAAAGGAGACAAGTGGGTGTCTTGGGCAGGTAAAGAAGTAGACAATGTTCAAGAGTACCCTGAAGGTTTTAGAGGATACAAAGCATTTGAGAAGTATACAGATGCTCAGATAGAATCAGTTAGACAACTGCTTGTATTTTGGAATGAGAGGTATAATATTCCTCTAGACTATGACGAGCACATTTGGGATTTAAACTCAGCAGCTCTATCAGGGAAGCCAGGAGTATACACACATGTAAGCTACAGATCAGATAAGTCTGACTGTCATCCTCAACCTGAGCTAATAGAAATGTTAAAAACTTTGTAAAATGAAATTTAGAAATAACTGGAAGGTAAAAAATAAACAGTGGGACAAATTCATATTTAAATTAAGAATAGGATTCTTTGATATCTTTGGTATAGAAGCAGACATATCAAGAAAGTTCTATCTATTAACTTTTATGAACTTTACTATTAAAAGCAGATAACTTCCGAACGTGCTTTTATTTAAGCTTGGGTATATAATGTACTCAAGCTTTTTGTTTTTAAATGTTTACAGTTTAAACTTTTTTTGTATATTTGAGTAAACATAAATAAAACATTATGGAAAACCAACAAGAAAACCTTACGGAAGAGGAATTAAAAGCACGTAAGGATGAGATGCTTAAGTTCTATGAAGAATCAATGCCTTATCTAAAAGCTCAGCATGAGTATGAAAAAATGTTGTCAGACATTGAAGAGCAAAGATTTAGAAGAGCTAATTACCAAATGCAGTTTGCTATGATGATGCAATCTCCAGAAATGGAGGAAGAAGAGATGGATCAGCCTCAAAGCAAACCAATGCCTAAACCTAAGAATGCTCCTGAACCAAAAGGGCGTAAACTTAAAAAAGGATAGTTATGGCTTTAGTTAACCAAGTTAAGAAACAGGTGCAGATGCCTAAATGGGATTTGGTTAAATATCAGATACTTACTCACTGTTATATTAACCGTATAACAGTGAGTGATTCTGACTTAAATTGCCTTACATTATTAAGCTTTAATGAACCAGTTGAGTTAACAAGTTTTTGTTATGATGCTTCTTCAGAGGAATCTTGGATATTTAAGTCTCCTCAAACAGTAAGAAACTGTATAAACAAAGCAATTAAAAAAGACTTAGTAGTTAAAGACTCTGATAATAAAAAGGTGATTACATTAAATCCCGCAATAAAAGTACAGACCGAAGGCACAATATTATTAGATTTTAAGTTTTTAGCGCATGATTCCAAAGAAAGCACGGGAACTGTATAAAGAACTAGCAGAAGAATTAGATGTTTCAGAATCTTTGATAGAGAAGATTGTAGATTTTACCTATAAAGATTTAAGAGAAAACTTATCAGGTTTAAAACATCCAAGAATAAATGTATTAGGTTTAGGACACTTTGTAGCTAGAAAACTTAAGATTGAAAAAACAATTGAAAAATACACTAAGAATTTACCTAATCATAGCACAGCAACATTGAAAGGGTACCACAACAAAAAGACTATAGAAGAAAAACTTAAAGCACTTACAAATTTACACGAGCTTATACTTAAAGAAGAAGAACGCAAAGATCAATTCAAAAATGACAAGACTAAGTGACATATGGAAAAACAGAAAGCAAATCATGGAAGGCATTAAAAATGCTGCTATTAAAAATGAATTTGTAGAAGAAGTTTCCAAAGACAGATACAGTATTTGTAATTCTTGTGGTAGCAAAGGAGATAAATGTGCAGTACCAGGCACAGCTCCTTGCTGTAATGAATGTGGTTGTTCTTTATCTTTTAAAACAAGATCACTTTCTTCTGAGTGTCCATTAGGTAAATGGAAAGCAGTTATTAGTGAAGAAGATGAAGATAAACTAGAAGAATTATGAGTATAGTATTTAATGATGAGGATCATAGTTATAAAAGCATTAACCCTGAAGAAAATATCCAATGGATTAGTGTGACTACATTGGTTTCAAACTTTAAGAAACCTTTTGATGCAGATAAGGTAGCTAAGAAAGTTTCTAAAGCTAAGAAGTCTAAATGGTTCAATATAGATCCAGAAAAGATTAAAGAAATCTGGAACAGTGAATCTGAAAGAGCAATGAGCTTAGGTACCTATTATCACAACCAAAGAGAAGCTGACATATGCTCTTTAGCATCAATAGAAAAAGAAGGTATCCCTGTACCAGTTGTATCACCTATAATGAAGGATGGTTTAAAGATAGCTCCTTCTCAAAAACTTACAGATGGTATTTACCCGGAACATTTAGTATATCTAAAATCTGCAGGAATCTGTGGACAAGCAGACCTTATAGAAGTAGTTAATGGTAAAATACATATCATTGATTATAAAACAAATAAGGAAATAAAAACAGAATCTTATAAAAACTGGGAGGGTATTTCAGAAAAAATGAGTGCTCCCTTAAATCATCTAGATGACTGTAATTTCTATCATTATTCTTTACAGCTAAGTATTTATATGTATATGATGATAAAACATAATCCTAAGTTAGAACCAGGTAAAATGTTTATCCATCATGTAAAGTTTGAAGAAGAAGCTAAGAATGAGTATGGATACCCAATAACTAAATATAATGAGAATGGAGATCCTGTAGTAAAAGAAGTTATACCAATTGCGGTACCTTATCTAAAAGATGAAGTTATTAATATAATCAGTTGGTTGCGAGATAATAAAAATAAACTTAAGAAAAAATGATAATTAAACTTTTTGATATACAAAATGGAGCAATAGTTCCTACAGAGCATTGCTATACTTTAAAGTCTTTAAAAGATATTATGGATAACTATCCAGAAGACTACTTAAGTATTTATAAGTATTTGTTCTATATGACATGTCCTGATCCTGACAGTAATCCGTTTTTTCATACACCTGAAATAGACAAAGAGGATATTATACTAAGAGAGATACAAGCAGAGTTTAGTGTGGAAGATGATGATATCTTTACAGCACTAGCTTTTTGTAGAAGAATGTATGAGACACCAACATCTAGAGCTTATGAAGGAATCAAGAAAGCTTTAGATAAAATAGCTAAGTATATGTCTACTGTGCAAATTACTGATGGTAAAGACGGTAACATAAATCAAGTAAGAGCTATGGTAAAAGATTTTGATAGTATCAGAAAGTCTTTTAAAGGTGCTTATAAAGATTTGCAAGAAGAGCAGCAAAGCAAAGTAAGAGGTGGTCAAGGATTAGCATATGATCAATAATGAGTGATATTTGGCAAAATATACCTACTTGGGACAATGGTGTCTGGACAGAAACTTCTTTTGAAACAAGAGAGGAGTTTGCTGAATATTTAGCTAACTATTTTAAAGAACCTGGTCAATATGAATTTGATGAAACAACAGAAGAGTTTATATCTCAAGCTAAAAAATTTAATGATCTGGGTTACTATTGTGAGCATCCTCTTAGGTCTAAAGATTATATTAACTATTGGGATGATCAAAAACAAAAATGTAGGAAAGGTGTACTTTACAAAAAAGGTAGTAAGGTATGGTATTTAACCCGTGAGTATTATATGTGGTTAAACTTCTTACCAATCTTTAACAAAGAAATACAGAAGTTTGGATTTGCTGATATCAGAGATGCTCAGTATCACATGGCACTCTATGAGTTTTTAGCTGAGTTAAATTACAAGCATGTAGCAATACTAAAGAAAAGACAGATTGCTTCTTCTTATTTTCACATAGCAAAGCTTATTAATCAGCAATGGTTTGAGCCCGGAGTTACTTTAAAACTTGGAGCTAGTTTAAAAGACTATATCAATGAGAAAGGTTCTTGGAAATTCTTAGATGAGTATGGTGCTTTTCTTAATGAACATACTGCTTGGTATAGACCAATGAACCCTCAAAAGGTTTTAATGTGGCAGCAAAAGATTGAAGTTAGAAAGGGTGGTAGAAAGACTGAAGTAGGTCTTAAAGGTACTATACAAGGTATGTCATTTGAGAAAGATCCTACAAATGGTGTAGGGGGTCCTGTTAAATACTTCTTCCATGAGGAGGCTGGTATTGCACCAAAGATGGATCAGACATATGAGTATATGCGTCCTGCAATGAGATCAGGGTTGGTTACTACAGGAGTTTTTATAGCAGCAGGTTCAGTAGGGGATTTATCACAGTGTCTTCCTTTGAAAGATATGATACTTAATCCTTTAGCAAAGGATATCTTTCCAGTAGAAACAAATCTTTTAGATGGTAAAGGTACTATAGGTATGTCAGGTCTTTTTATTCCTGAACAGTGGTCAATGCCTCCATATATTGATGAGTATGGTAACTCTCAAGTAGAAGAAGCACTGAAAGCTCTAGAAGAACAATTTGCTAAATGGAAAAAAGAATTATCTCCTGAAGACTATCAGCTAAGGATTTCACAGCACCCAAGAAACATTAAGGAAGCCTTTGATCATAGATCAGTATCTGTATTCCCTACACATTTAATAGCAGCTCAAGAAAGAAGAATTGCAGAGAAAGACTATGGGTATGAATTCATAGACTTGCAAAGAAATGAGAATGGTAAAGTAATAGGTAGAGAAACAAATAAACTGCCTATATCAGATTTTCCTGTAAATAAAAAGCAAGAAGATAAAACAGGTTCTATAGTTGTTTGGGAAAGACCTGTTAAGGATCCAGAGTTTGGAATGTATTATGCATCTATTGACCCTGTTTCAGAAGGAAAAACAACTACCTCAGAATCATTATGTTCTATATATGTAATAAAGGCACCTGTTGAAGTCACAAAGACAAATGGTACAGAGACAGAAAATTATATTGAAAGAGATAGGATTGTAGCAGCTTGGTGTGGAAGATTTGATGATATAACTAAAACACATCAGAGACTAGAAATGATTATAGAGTGGTATAACGCATGGACAGTTATAGAAAATAACATATCTCTCTTCATACAGTATATGATTTCTAGAAAGAAACAAAAGTATCTAGTGCCAAAAGATCAGATAATGTTCCTGAAGGATCTTAAGTCTAATACCAATGTATTCCAGGAATATGGTTGGAAAAACACAGGTAGATTATTTAAAGACCATCTTTTATCTTATGCTATTGAATATACTAAAGAAGAGATAGATCAAGTAACTAAACCTGATGGTACAATAGTAAAAACAGTATACGGTATTGAAAGGATTCCTGACCCAATGCTTCTCATAGAAATGAGAGAATATGCAGAAGGAGTCAATGTTGACCGCTTAGTATCCTTTGCAGCACTTGTTGCCTTTGTTAGAATACAAAGTTCTAATAGAGGTTATAAGAAAAAACATATCATGGATGACAGTGCTAAAAAGTTGCAAAAGTCAGAAAATTTATATAAATTATCTCATAACCCTTTTCGTAATTTAGGAAGGGGTAGAACTGTTAATGGGAAAAAGTTTAGACGTTCTCCATTTAAAAATTTAAAGTAATATGCAGGTATATAATGCAATGCAGCTCAAAAACGGAGCTAAGGTTAAACAAAACAGAATGGGTTCTATAACTCAGCCTCTGCAGTTTATACCTAAGAAAGATAAAGATGATGAGTGGGCAGCATGGAACTTGGATTGGCTAGAGTGGAATGGTTTAAAACAACTTAAAAGAAACTCCCGCAGGTTTATGAAAAACTATAAGCTTGCAAAGGGGATCATTGACAAGACAGATTATATCATTGAAGATGATAATGAGTACAGAGATATTATAGAAACTTTAACAAAAGAAGATGAGTCAGCTTTAGAATTAAAGTTCTATCCAATTGTACCAAATGTTATTAATGTACTTACTGCTGAATTTGCTAAGAGATCAACTAGATTAACTTATAGAGCTGTTGATGAATTCTCTTACAATGAAATGCTTGAGCAAAAAAGAGCTGATGTAGAAGAAGTGTTACTTGCTGATGCTCAAACAAAAATAATGGCAGCTCTTCTTGAGCAAGGATTAGATCCTAATTCTCCGGAAGCTCAACAACAAATGAGTCCTGATAATCTTAAGACTCTTCCTCAAATAGAACAGTTCTATAAAAAAGATTATAGATCAATGGTGGAGCAATGGGCTTCACACCAACATAAAGTAGATACTGAAAGATTCAGACTAGAAGAGCTAGAAGAAAGAGCTTTCAGAGATATGCTTATTACAGATAGAGAGTTTTGGCATTTCCGCATGATGGAGGATGACTATGAAGTAGAACTTTGGAATCCAGCTCTTACATTCTATCATAAGTCACCAGATGCTAGATATACTTCACAAGGTAACTGGATTGGTAAAACAGATATGCTTACAGTAGCAGATGTTATTGATAAGTATGGTTACTTAATGACTGAAGAGCAACTAGAGGCTCTAGAAGCAATCTATCCTATTAGATCAGCAGGATATAATATTGGTGGTTTGCAAAATGATGGTTCATTCTATGATGCTACTAAATCACATGAGTGGAATACTAACAGTCCGTCACTAGCATACAGACAATATACATCTATGATGTCAGGGTCTGTATTAGAAGGAGGAGATGTAGTTACAGACATCTTAGCTCAAAATGAAGATTACTCAGATACAGGTACTGCATATCTCTTACGTGTAACAACAGCATATTGGAAGTCTCAGCGTAAAGTAGGGCACTTAACAAAGATTGCTGAAAATGGTGAAGTAATTACAGAGATAGTAACAGAAGATTACAAAGTTACAGACACGCCTATTTATGATACTAGACTGTTTAAGAACAGAACTTCAGAAAACTTAGTCTATGGAGAACACATAGATTGGATTTGGATTAATGAAGTATGGGGTGGTTTAAAAATAGGACCTAATGTACCATCATTCTGGGGAATGAATAATCCTGGAGGATTCTCCCCTATATATCTTGGTATAGACAAGAACCACATTGGGCCTCTTAAGTTCCAATTTAAAGGAGATAATTCTTTGTATGGATGTAAACTTCCTGTAGAAGGATCTATATTCTCAGATAGAAATACTAAGTCTACAGCTTTAGTAGATCTAATGAAGCCTTTCCAGATAGGATATAACATTGTAAATAATCAAATTGCAGATATATTAGTAGATGAACTCGGCACAGTTATTCTATTAGACCAAAATACCTTACCTCGTCATTCTTTAGGAGAAGACTGGGGTAAGGGTAATTTGGCAAAAGCATATGTTGCAATGAAGGATTTCCAAATGCTTCCTCTTGATACATCTATCACAAATACAGAGAATGCATTAAACTTCCAACATTTCCAAAAACTAGACTTAGAACAAACAAACCGTTTGATGTCTAGAATACAACTTGCTAATTATTTTAAACAGCAAGCTTATGAAGTAATTGGTGTTAACCCACAAAGAATGGGACAACAGCTTTCTCAACAAACAGCTACAGGAGTTGAGCAAGCAGTAAATGCTTCTTATGCACAAACAGAAACATACTTTATACAGCACTGTGATTATCTTATGCCAAGAGTACACCAAATGCGTACAGACTTAGCACAATATTATCACAGCACTAAACCAAGTGCACGTTTAACGTATGTAACTACAGCAGATGAAAAAGTAAACTTTGAGATTAATGGTACTGATTTATTACTCAGAGACTTAAATATATTTGCTACAACTACTGCTAACAACAGAGCTATCTTAGAACAGCTTAAATCATTAGCACTTAATAATAATACTACCGGAGCTACTATATATGACTTAGGTAAGATTATCCAATCTGACTCAATTGCTGACCTTAATCAAACTCTTAAGGTATCTGAAGAAAAGATTCAACAGCAAAAGCAAGCTGAAATGCAACAGCAACAGCAAATGCAGGAGCAGATGATCAAAGCTAAAGCTGAAGAAGAAAAGCTTAAGAGAGATAGTGAAGCTGCTGAGAAAGAAAAAGATAGACAAAAAGATATCCTTATTGCAGAAATCAGAGCTGCAGGTTATGGTTCTATGATGGATTTAAATGAAAATCAGCAATCTGACTACCAGGATGCTATGAAAGAAATCCGTCAAACAGAACAATATCAAGAACAAACTAGTTTAAATAGACAAAAGGAAGCTAATAAGATAAGTATGCAATCTCAAAAGAATCAAATTGAGAGAGAAAAGATACAAGCTCAGAGAGAAATAGCAGATAAACAGCTTCAAATTGCTAGAGAAAACAAGAATAAATATGATATGGGCAAAAAAGGAGATGAATAGTTAGCCATATAGTGCTGAAAATTAACTTATTCAATTTAAATTTTTGAAGTTTATTCATATAATTATTCTTATATTAAACTAAGTAATTAACAAAACCAACATAAAATGAGTGATAAAGAGATACAAGACTCTACAACGGTAGAGCAGGTAGATGTAAATATTGATGAGCTCTTTAGTCTTTCTGGTGCGGATAATGTAATGTTGCCAGAACAAGAAGAAGAAACTAAAGACAACTCAATGTTTAAAAATGACAACATTGTAGACACTTCGTTCCTTGACAAAACTGAAGAACCTGAGCAAACAGTAAATGCAGAAGAAGAAACAGCTCCTAATACTGAGGAAGTTAATGAAGCAATTGCTGAGCTAGATCAAATGATTACAGAAGAAGAGGAAGCTTCTACTGTAGGTAGACCAAGATTAGATAAAAGTGGTCTAATGGATTTAGCAACCAAAATGATTGAAGAAGGTACACTAATGCCTTTTGATGATGACAAACCATTAGAGGATTATACAGCTGCTGATTTTAGAGAACTCTTTGAAGCAAACTTTCAAGAAAGAGAAAGTAAAGTAAGAGAGTCAGTACCTCAAGAGTTTTTTCAATCACTGCCTCAAGAGCTACAAGTTGCTGCAAAGTATGTTGCTGATGGAGGACAAGATCTGAAAAGTTTATTCAGAACTTTAGCTTCTGTAGAAGAAGTAGTTGAACTTGATCCTGCAAATGAGCAAGATCAAGCAGAAATTGCAAGACAATATCTAAGAGCAACTAACTTTGGTACTGTAGAAGAAATAGAAGCAGAAATTGAAGATTGGGCAGACCTTGGTAAACTTGAGCAAAAAGCTAATCAGTTCAAGCCTAAGTTGGATAAAATGCAAGAATCTATTGTTGCACGACAGCTTGCTGAGCAAGAACATAGAAAGCAACAACAAGAGCAAGCAGCAAAAGCATATACAGATAATGTATATAATACACTTTCTACAGGTGAGTTATCTGGTGTAAAACTTGATAGAAAAACTCAGAACATGCTTTACTCAGGTTTAGTTCAACCAGCTTATCCTAGTATGTCAGGTAAGCCAACAAACTTACTAGGACACTTGCTTGAAAAGTATCAGTTTGTTGAACCAAGACATGATCTGATTGCAGAAGCACTTTGGTTATTATCTGACCCGGATGGTTATAAGAATAAAATCCAAAGCGCAGGAGCTAAAGAACAAGTAGCTAAGACAGTAAGAAGCTTGAAGACAGAGCAGCAAAGAAAAATTTCTTCATCTGCTCCTCAAGAAGAAGCTGTACAAAATGCAAAAAGAACAACACAAAAAAGAACTGTTTCCCGTAATAAAGGAAACATATTTAAAAGGTTTTAATTAACACAAGTAAATAAATAAATAACAAATAACAAATGGCAACTCCAGTTTTAAACAATGGTATCTTTCTACGGGATACAGCTTACAATGCAAGCTCACACGTAGATTCTTACCACTTGCAAAACATGTTGAAAGATGCTGATCCAATGGATTTGGGTCCTGTAGATCTTTGGGCTATGTCTCAAAAGGTTGAAATGCCTCTTTATCAAATGTCTAGCTTTGGTGGAAAAAATGTTATCATGGTTGACAATGCTCGTGGTGAATATAAGTGGCAGACTCCAGTATCTGTAGATCTTCCTTATATCCTAGAAGACATTGAACCTAATAACGTGTATAAGGGAGTAGATGGTACTACTTTCAAAATCAAAATTAACAAGCGTGAATTTGGTCACGGAGACATCATTACTTATGATAAGTATAATGGTGTTGAGATGTACATTACTCAGGATGACATTCTTCCTGTAGGAGATGGTTTCATCTATACTGTACAACTTGTTAACAATGATAACTACAAGTATCTAGAAAGCAAGTTTCTTGCTAATGGTACTAAGTTGTTCCGTAAAGGTTCAGCACGTGGAGAGTATGGGGAGCGTTTCTCAGACATTACTACAAAGACAGGATTCCGTGAATTCTATAACTATGTAGGTGGTGCAGAAGCTCACGTTCACTATAGCATTTCTAGCCGTGCAGATCTTATGATCAAAGGTGGTATGAACGCAGATGGTACAGTTCCTGTAACTGAGATCTGGAGAACTCATGACCAAAATATGATGAACCCTTCTGTATCTTCACTAGAGGATATGGTAAAAGTTATGGGTAAAGACAAAGTCAAAAAAGCATTTGACAATGGTGATCTTTCTCGTACATTCCTTACAAACCTAGAAGCTGCTCACTTGACAAAAATTGCTACTGACATTGAGACTTACCTTATGTGGGGTCATGGTGGTAGAGTACGTCAGGATGGTCCAGATGATGTAAGATTGTCTGTAGGTCTTTGGAAACAGTTGGATAACTCATTCAAGAGAGTATACAACAAAAACAACTTTAACCTTGACTTGTTCCGTGGAGAAATCTACAACTTCTTCAATGGTAAAGTTGAATTCCAAGGTCCAGATCCACAGCGTTCACTAGTTGTTCAAACTGGTATGGGTGGTATGCGTATGGTAAATGAAGCTATCAAGCGTGAGGCAGTTGCTTCAGGTCTTGTAGTTCAGGCTGCTGACATTGGCGCTATCACTGGTAAAGGAATGGACTTGAACTTTGGATTTGCTTATACATCTTACGTTATTCCATTCTTGGCTAATGTTAAGTTTGTATTGAACCCAGCATTTGACAATGTTCATACAAATGATATTGAGAACCCAATCATTGATGGATTCCCATTATCATCTTATTCATTCATTATCTTTGACATCACTGATAATACTAATGATAACATCTACTTGTTGAAACTATCTTGGGATAATCAACTTAAGTGGTGGTATCAGAATGGTACTATGGATTACATGGGACGTTCACAAGGATTTGCTTCTTCTGGACAGTTCAATGGATACCGTGTAATGATGTCTCAGACAATGCCAGCTATTTGGGTAAAAGACCCAACTAAAGTTCTGAAAATTGTAATGAGAAACCCTATTACAGGAGGATCATTCTAATAAGAATAATAAAGAGGGGAGGGCTAAGTCCCTCCTCTTCTTTTTTTAACCAATAATCAAAACCAACAAAAATGAAAAATTTAACAGTTGTAGAAACAAAAAGTACAAAAACTTCTCCAGTTGCAATTAAACCTTACTTTGATGCTTCAGTATCAAACATGGGTCTTGAGACATATGGTCTCTCACTATTTGACGGAGTTAAACATCATGAGCAGTTAGCATGTATTGAAAAGAATGGAGTAATCTATTACCTAACTGGTCTAAATGAATTTTCACCAGAGATTAAGAAACTTCCTAAAGAAGAACAAGAATCTAAAATTAAACACATTAGAGAAGCAGTAGCTGAGCTAGAAAAAGAATTGGCTTCTAATGTAATTACAGATTTAGAAGATCCTGATTTCTGGAATAAGGTAAAACTATTAAAGCCTGATAATGCAGAATTCTGGAATAGAATCTCATTATCTTGTGGTAATGAACCAGTATTTTTAGATCCAACAGATCCTTTTGATAGAATTAAACTTTATGCAATTGAGGCAGGAGGATTTTCTATTGTATCAAGATCATATGATGAAGCTAGATCTAGAGCTGTTCCACCAAAATTTTATCTAGACAAAGCTGAAGAAACAGCTGGTGCTAGAACAGAATACAAAAAGCTTCGTAACAAAGCACTTGCAGAGTTACAAAAACTTTATGATAAGAGTAGCACTAAACTATTCTACGTAGCAAAAGCTGTAGATGTAGCAAGTGTACAATATAAAAAGCACACACCTCTAGATGTTCTATATGACAGTATGGATGCTCACATTAATGGTGAGGGAACTGAAGGGAATAAAGAGCGTGCAGCTAAAGGATTCTTAGAAGCTTGTAAAGCTAGTATGGAAACATTAAAAATTAAAGCAATTGTTAAAGATTCCATATTTTTTAAGTATATTATTAATAAGCCCGATGGTTATATTTATCATGCATCTTCTGGCTCAATGATGGGTAGAAATACTTCAGATGTGGTTGAATTCCTTAAGAATCCACTACATGAAGATATTTTAGGAGACTTGACTAATAAGATTGAAGGCCACTGGAATGAATAAAACTTATTATCATGGCAAAGAAAAGAACAAAAGTTACAGATCCTGAAGGAAATGTAATCAAAACTAAAACAAACACACGTACTGGAAAAACAGTAACAAAAGTTAAATATGCTGACCCAAAATCATCTGGTGCGCGTAGAGAAAGAACTGTTTCACGTGGACCTTCTAGCATGGATAGAGCAGTTCGTGCAAAGTTCCGTGATGAAATGAATGATCTTGGTTACAAAAAAGGCGGTATAATTAATGGAAAATCTCTTAGACGCCCTAAAAATTATAAAT